GCGTTTAGCCTAGAGGGTAGACAAGCCTTAATGAACTCAGGAGATTTTCCTCTTCTTGATGCGGGTCTTACTACTCCTATTATGTTTGACATAAAATTAAAGAATGATTTTGTAGACACGTCAACTAACAAAGTTTTGGCTAAAAAAGGACAAACTTTAGAAGAAGTTATTTTTAATGCTAAAGGAAACGACATTAGCTTTAGAGAAATGACAGGTAATAATATTACTGGAATAACGGGTGCTACAAATGTACAGAACGGTATTGGAGATAACTTAATTCAAAAAATGGTTAAAGGAATAGTTTCTAATGACGAGGCTTTTGCAGCAGTACCGGAACTTACAGGAACAGCAGACACACGCTTACCTGAAATGGATTATGGTAATCAAAACGTAGCAAATACTCAAGTAACTGCAGAGTTAGTAAACAATAATGCACAAGCAACTAGAGAAGCAGTAATAGGAGATACTACAGAGTTTGATAAAGTAGTCAAAGAAAACGGAAACATTGTAGCTGATGTAGCAAAAGATATTAAAAGATTTGTTTTAGATATTTTTACACCTAAAGAACACAAAGATTCTGCTCCAGAGAATCCAATTAAATCTGGGTTTGGTTCTGACGCTTGGTCTTTACGACTTCTTTCTGTTAAGGTTTCTCAATTTGATACAGCAAAGAAAAATGCTGATGGTAAATACGAATTAGAAATGCCACTGTTTATTGAAGTTAAAGATGCTAAAATTAGACAAGCGTATCAAGAATGGAAAGCAAGAAACTTTAATTACTTTTTTAGACAAGGGATAACACTGCCTAACGCAAGAGTAATGCCTAAATAAAAGGAGTCGACTTGGCAACTAAATATATAGATTTGTCTGAGGATACGGGAAACGAAGAGTCACAACCTATTAGACTTAGCTTAGGTCAAAGCACTCCCTCTCTATCAGAAACATATGCACACGATTCAGTAGCAGACAAGGCTGCATTTGCTGCACGTCTAGGGGCTGCTGATACCTATCGTGGAATCAAACAACTATTTAATATACAAGAAGAAGAGATGGCTGAGGATATGGCTAGGCTCAATGAGTATATATCTAATCCTGAGTACGGTGGTACTATACTTGCAGCTTATACTGCAGGTTTAATGGGAGACCCTGTAGGTTGGGTTATACCCGGTATGAAGGCTAAGAATCTTTGGAGTGCTGCTAAGGCAGGTGCTATGGTTGGTGCTCTATCATCACCTCTCGGATATGTAGACGAAGCCGAGGGACAAACAAGACTATCTAATATGGCTTATGGTACTGCCGGTGGTGCAGTATTATCTCCTGCTATGTTTAAATTTACGAATACACTGTTGCCTGCTATGAAGAAAGGCTATAGTGATTTTGGTGTGTCTATAGATACTGGTAAAGTAGCAGAAGATTTAGGTTTTATATCAAGAGGTGTATCTACAGTAGGTGCTAATGTTGGTGCACCTATATACAATCAGATGAAAAAGGGTGGTAATCTAGTTAAAGAAAGTGCTTTAGGTCAGAGCTTTGGTAAATACTTTATTGATAACTTTGGTTTACCTAAGCAATATGTTGATGTTAAGATGAACAGAAGACAGACAGAACAACAGTGGGCTTCTAGGTTTGATGAGGTTTTAGGAAAGTATTCTCAGTTAAGTTTAGCAGATGACAAACTATTGTATAAGATTCTTACTGGTGAAGAGAGTAACATTCCCGGTAATTTAAAAGACTTAACCAAAGAAGGTAGAGACCTTGTTGATGAAATAGGTCAAGAGTTAGTAGACTTAAAGATACTAGACGAGAAAATATTTAAAGAGAACAAAGGTAAATACCTATACCGTTCTTACGAAAAACATCAGACTCCTTTTATGAAGAAGAGGAGAAACGCAGAGAAAGAAATTAAAGTCTTTGGTGAAGAGTTTATGCGTAGAGGAGAAACTAAAACAATTGCTAAGAACGCTCTTGATAAACATTTAAAAGATGGTTGGAAAGTTATTGATGGTGGTAGTACACAGAACAAAACTGTAAGAGTTAATAGGGACTGGTCTCCGGAAGACAGAGCTAAGATGGGAGAGATATTAAGTGCAGGATTTGCTATGGCTAAGACTGGTAACTTAATGACTAACGATATAGCTACGTTTAAATTCTATGATGATATAAATAAAATGGTTATTGATGGAGAAAAGATAGCTGTTGATTCTATTGATGAGGTTATAGACCCTGATAACTGGAGAAGAATACCTACAACTTCTGTTAAAGGAACACAGGTAAAAGAGTTTGGTTCTCTTGCAGGTAAGTATGTACCTAAAGAAGTATACACAGACTTAACCACAGCAAACGCTTACAAGAGATGGAACAGAGGGGATGGTAGTTTTGGAGGTCTTACTAAGTTTCATCATAAAGCACTACAGTTTTGGAAGAGAGGTAAGACTACTCTTAATCCTACAGTACATACAAACAACGTAGGCTCTAACTTTATATTGTACGACTTATTAAATGGTGACTGGAAACAATTAAGAAGTGCAGGAAAAGATTTCTTAAAAGCAAAGCGTGGGGAAAAATCAGAAGAGTTTAAACTTGCAGAATCATTAGGTGTCTTTGATGCTGATATGATGTCTAGAGAATTAACTGATTATGAGAACTCTATATTTAAAAAGTATATGAGTATGAGAAATAAAGATGATGTTCAGTTTTCTAGTAGATTGCAAAGAGGTTGGGATAAAGTTAAAGAGTTTGCTAAGAGCACACCTATGGATAAACTATATCAGGTAGAAGACCAAGTGTTCAGATTGGGTGCGTTTAAAACTCAACTAGCTAATGGTGCTACACCGGATGAAGCTGCTAGGTTTGCACGCAGGTCTATGCTAGACTACGATATATCAGCCCCAGGAATTAGGATGCTTAGAGAATCAGCCCTACCATTCATAGCATACACATATAGGGTTGCTCCTATACTAGCTGAGACTGCTCTTAAGAGACCTTGGAAACTAGCTAAGTGGGGTGCTATACTTCACGGTGCTAATATGGTTGGTCAAGATATATCTCCGGGAGACTACGAGAAAGAAAGAAAGTATCAGAAAGAATTAAATATGGGCTATGACCTAAGTTCTATAGGTATGCCGGGTGTTGCTAACACACTAATTAAAGTTCCTAGAAAAGACAAGAGTCAATACTTAGATGCTACTAGGTACATACCGGGCGGTGATATACTAGACATTTCAAATCACACAGGTATCAGCGTACCTTTTTTACCTGCTCCACTACAGCCATCCTTTGGTGCTATAGGAAGTACAGCTAAAATATTGACTGGGTTTGATACTTTCAGTGCATCCCAGATGCCGGGAGTAGGCTCTGGTGTGTTTGATATATCTGCAGAAGCTAGAAAGAATGCTATCTTTAAAGAGTTTATGCCTATGTATCACCAAGGTAAAAGACTTATGGATACTATAAGAGCTGACGGAACATCTCATCCTACTAAAGATGATGCTTCATTAACTGAAGCTGTTCTTAATTTAATACCCGGAATCAAACTTAAGACATACGATAGAACTCAGATGAATAAGTTAAAGATGCGTGTGGGTATGAAGTATAAAAATAGAATGGACTCTTTAACTAAAGTTCTTAGTAACTCGTATAAAGAGTACAAAGGTGGTAGGCTGAGTAAAGAAGACTACAACAAACAACGAACAAAGATTAAACGAGAGCTTAAGAAACTACAAGAAGAAGCACGCAAAGGATTAAAATAATGGACGGACTATTTACACCTAACGAACAGTCAGCTATAGATAGTCTATTGCGAGCAGGCTTTAGTCTACAACAGCTACCTCCTATACTAGCCAACATATCAGTAGAGACTGATGGTACATTTGATGTTGGTATGAAACAGTATGAAGGTGGTCCGGGAAGAGGTATGTTTCAGTTTGAGAAGAGCCAGTTAAGAGACTACAATAAGTTTAAGGGAAACCAAGAAGATAGTATGTACTTACAATCTAAGTTCGTACAGAAGAACATCTTCGGTGCTAAAGGAGACAGACCTCACGAGTTAGGTTGGAGGGCTCGAGGATTACTTTCTGATGCACTTAGTGATGAGAGCTCTGTCCGTAGTAAGGCTAAGGTATTTTCAGAGCAGTATGAAAAACCTTCTACTCCTCACCTAAAGAAAAGACAGGACGAAGCAGACAGATATAATAGATTATTATTTTTAAATATGGTTGACTTATAATGGGTTGGTTTACGGATACACTTAACGCTCTCGACAAGCCATCGAATGCACTACAAGGTTTAGCAGTTGGTGGTTTTGAAGGATTGCAAAGAGGGTGGAACCAAGAAGAGAACTACGACTTTGAACAGTTGTGGGATGAAGACCTACAAAAGAAAGGTTGGTCTGAGAGAGAAGGCTTTGGTGAGACTGCTAGTTATATAGGCTCTACTGCACTTAATTTAATTGTAGACCCTTTAAATGTAGTAGGTCTAGGTTTATTTAAGAAAGGTGCAAAAGCTGCAGGAGAATTAAAGGGTGCTATAACCTCAGGTAATCCTAATATTATTACAGATTACTATGGTCCTATGGGTAAAACAGAAGAAGCTATGAAAGTAGCTGAGCAGTTTGCCAAGGAAGCAGGTATGAGCTCAAAAGAAATTGAGTTAATGAAAGCAGGAGAAGCTCTTATAGGTAATGTTAAAGGTAAGGGTGAAGCATTAGGTACAGGAATGCTCAATGCTATGAAGATGCAACTGCCTAGTAACAGGGCTTTGTATAGAGACACTGGAATTAATAGACCTCTATTTGAATCAGCCACTAGAGCTCAGGGTTCACACGCAATGAACGATAGAGAGATGATAGGAAGAGCTATCTTTAATAGATGGATTAATAAACAGAAAGGTAAGACAGGAGAGACTAAAGCACTAGACGATATAGTATCTAGGGCTGTCTATGTAGATGAGGTAGGAGATGTAACAAGACCATTAGAGAAAGGTTTCTTTGGTTACGCTAATGCCAAAGCTATGGGAGACCAAGCTAAGAATCTAACTAAGGATGAGATACTTGAAGTAGAGCGTAGCATTATGAACACTTGGAAACAAAAGAGTGCTCTTGATGTTATGATGGACATAGGTAAGAAAGGTATAAACAAGACTGCTAACTGGGTAGGTCTTGATGATGTCAAACTACAGATGTCTGTAGGTAAAGGTTTAGAGTATGGTAAGGGAGATTTAGTTACTGTTAAAAGACCTGCTAATAAAAAGACAGGCAATCATTGGAATGACTTTAACCATTCTAAACAAATGAATGCAGTAGCTAAACAAGTGTTCGATGTAGACAACCTACCTAAATCAGTAGATGAGCTATACGAAAGAATGTCTAAGGTTCAATTTGAAGATGTAGAAGGATTAACTAGAAAGAAAGTTATGAAGAATCTTACTGGTCTAAAGAAAGATACCGATGGTGTGTGGTTTACATTTTCTAGACCGGGCTCTGCAGTAGTAGAGGGAGGAGTAAACTTTAGAAGTAAACTTAAGTTAGACGGTGATGGATTTACAGTTATGAGTGATGAGCATAACTTAGCAGAAGCATTAACAAGTGCATCTAAGTTAAAGAGATTAATTACTGTTAGTCCTCCTATGCACTTTAACATACTAAAGATTAAACCTAAGCAAACAGGACTAAGTAAGATGGAGAACCCACCTCCGTTTCCTGAGTCAGTTTCTAGAACTTATCCTGACGTAGGTTGGACCGAGGTAAGAAAAGGTGGGGAAAGAGGTAGAGGTAAGAAAGGAAAACTTATATCTGAGGGTAGACCTGACGTTAAAGAGTTCTTAATGAAACAACAGCCTTCTGCTGAAACCTTACGAAAAGAACGAATGGCTTTAGCAAGAAAGCTGTTAGGTACAGTTACTATATCAAGAGGTATGTTTACTAATGAGTAGTGTTCTCTTCAAAGGACATTAGACAATCATCTATATGTAGATAACCAACTTCTTTGTCTATCCATTGACTCCCTTGGAACTCTGTATTCTCGGGGAGTTTTTTTATGTGCCACTTAAAATCATACCCATCATCCTCATCCTCTAAGTTAGCAGGGTCAAAGATATAAATAGAATGACTGCCGGGTTTGTTAGGCATAGACACCGCATACCAAAATTCAAACTTGTGTTCCTTCGCAAAGTTTCTATTCCAGTCATACTTTATTTTCTCAATGAGAGTATCAGGGTAGTGTCTATTCCTGCATTTAATCTCTAACATAATACCGTTCTTCTCATCAAACGCATCATACCTAGAGAACTTATCATCCATAGGTTTGAAGTTATACTGCATACTATTCAGTGCTTTAATAACTTTTTTCTCGTTCACTTATTTCCTCCAGTCAGTTCGCCAAAGTCTTGGATTAACTTTGTCACCGGTGACAGATTTCTTGTCACTCATTAATTTGTGGTATAGCTTGGAAGTCCCATCCATACGGACGAGACCCCAAGTTTTGTTAGCCTTAGTCTTTGAGCTCATCAACAATATCTTTGTCGAGTAGTCTCCAAATGATAAGGGCTGCGATTATACCTGCCAATCCCCCATTGCCTAAGGTCCATACTATACCTAAAATAGAACCAATTACATCTCCAGTTAGGAAGGCTACCTTTGGACCAAAGATAATCTGTAATATAATTGATAAGCTAATCAGTTTAATGCCAACGTCAATCGCACCATCAGCACCGTTCTTTACTTTTTCTAACATATTGTCTCCTATATTAATGTAAAACATCGGCTATACAAGCCACCCTATCAAGTCTGCCAACCTGAGCACATACTTGAATCTACTGGTGCTTGACATTGAAGTTGCATTTTATCTTCAAATGTAGTGCACCCTGTTAATGAAACGACAATCACCTGTAATACTAATATTAATAATATAGTGTTCATCATTCTATGTCCCTCTCTTCTTCTACTAAATCAACAAGCTCACATACACTACCAGTACAAGCTAGTGTCTTAGTACCTACTGTAGAGTCAGTAAGTTCATACTCGCTAATTAAATCCCAGTTGACTTGCTTGGGCATAGTCTTAGCTAAAGCATCGTGTGTCTTCTTATCACACTCCTCGTATGGTGCTTGCTGATATGTATGGTCTGAGTGTGGTAGGAAACTAACACCTGATACTTCATCAAAGTGTTTGTATACCCACGCACCTACTTCCATCCACTCGTGCTCTCTAACACTAACAGTAACACTAGGCTTGTGCTCACAGTAGTACCTTTGATATGTAAGCCACAGCTCTAACTGTTCGATAGCACTCCTCTCGTTCCTAGTTACTGCACCATCAGGAGCTTTCATAGGAAACGAGAATACCTTAACACTATTAGGTTTCATAACATCAGGCTCACAAGGAATACCTTGGTCTTCCATAAGTTGTGCTATAGGGTCTTTAGCGTCTGCTCTAACTCTACGAATATAATAATCACTATGTCTAGTATGTATACCACTAGCACTATCAACTAGCTGACTGACTGTACCGCTAGGTTTAATAGCAGTAGTAGCAGTAGCTTGTTGGATTCCTAATAGCTCTGACCATTCTTTATTAGTCTTAACAGATTCTTTTCTAAGGTCTACTAAGAAATCAGCTAGACTTCTCTTACCATAATAACCTCTACTGTCATCACTACTACCGTTCATAAAAGCATTATCCATAATACCTGTAAGGCTAACACCTAGTAGTGCCTCCTCTTCTGTATTGTGTACCCACTTAGGTCTAAGTCTCTTGATGTTAGTAAGTGAGGCTTGGAATGTACCCAGTATACTAGCTAGTCTGACCTTACGGAGTATATCCTTCTGCGTGTCTTCTGCTCTGACTACAACCTCAGTTAGATTACAGAACTGTCCGTCTCTCAGTATAATTTCACTACAAGGATTACAACCAAAGTCGTGGTCTGTGTCACGCCTGCCTATAGACTCTACTTGTTTAATCGCGGCTTCTCTGTTGAAGATACCACGCTCACCTGACTTAGACTCGTACAGTGATGTCCACTCTTTCATAAAGATACCCATATCAGGCTTCTCTGTGTAGCATACACTGTTGTTACTCAGTGCCATCTCAGGAGTATCCGACCACCACTGACCACTCTTAGCATTACGCATACGCTCGTCAGTAAGATTAGATAGAGAGATAAGAGCTGACCTACGAACACCACCTACAACCACAACCTCTGCTATCTTACACATCATACGGTGACACTCATAGCTAGTCAGCTTACGCCCACCTGCTTCTTTAAATATGTTAGTAGAGAAGTTAAACAAATCAAGTAGAGGTTCAGGACCACTGGCTCTACCACCAAAGGTAGCAAGTCTAGCACCCTTAGGTCTCACCTTAGAGAAGTCCCACTTAGGCATCTCACCATCATACAAGTAAGTGATAAGTTTACGGAACGCAGACTGCCATCCCTCTTTACTATCTTGTACGACAATCACATCCTCTACATCTACCATAGTTTCAGGTACATCAGGTAGCTTGCTTATGTGTTGTCTTTCTACGCTGAACCCTACACCAGTACCGTGCATCAATATAAATAGACACTCATCAAATGCTTTGGGGTGGTCTACACTAAGGTAGGCACAGTTGTACCCTGCTATATTATTCTTAGCAAGAGCCGGACCTGCGGTCATCAATGCTCTCATACTAGGCATAACTTCTAAGTTACATACTGCTTCCTCAAGTATCTTCCTAGTCTTAGGTACTAACTCTTGGTTCGTATTTTCTTTTAAGTGTTGCTCCATAAAGTCAAAGTATCTAGCAACAGTTTCTTTCCAAGTCTCTCTCCGCTTCTTCTCAGGTAGCCATCGTGCGTACCTGCTAAGTGCAATGAAGTTTTGGTAATCGTTTGGTAATTGATTCATTCATCCTCCAGTGGGTCGATTTCGATGTTTACCATTTTCTTTCCATCGTCATCTAAGTAAGTATTATATTTAAGTCTTCCGTTCCTGTGCATAAGTATTGCATCTGTTATCCCTCTGTCATAACATCTAGCTCCGTGTCTCCATATCATTACTGAACCCAGTGCTAAGATTGCTACCATCATTAGGATAAAGTTCTCAGTCGTTATCGTCAACATCTTCAAACTCCTTTCTCTTGTCCATTAATTTATCCTCGAACTCGTGTAAGATATCTTCTGTTGTTATATCCAATACCTCACACAGAGTACAAGGGTCTAGTCCTACATTAACAATACGCTCTTTTAATTCATTTAAAGTTAGAGCCATACTGTCCTCCCTCGTGTTCTATAAGTTTATCTAAGAACCATCGAGCTTTCTTTAAGTCCTCTACACCATTCTTGAATCGCCATCGGCAGACATACTTGGTTATAGATGCGGTTAGGTAATCCATATCTTGGTCTAAGATAAAGTCTATGACCTCAATATTACCCTGCTTATAATGGTTAGGATTTATGTTATCTTCGTCCACTTCTTAAGCTCCTTAATTTCTTTAGTTGAAAATATTTTAATATCATACTTATCACACCACTGTCGATAAGTAATCTTATTACCCTTGGCTACCTTGGAGTCGGGTCGTGGCATCAAGAAGATTAATGTCTTGCCTTCAAAACTTAACTGTTCAGCAATTGATTTATACTTCTGTCTGTCACCACTCCTAAAGAACCCTTTGACTTCTATATGATACCTGCCCTTAACAAAGTCAGGGGTATAGTTCTTTCGTATCGTATAGGCAATCCTACAGGGTTCATACTTCCATTCTCTGCCCAGTGCTTCCGCACATTCTTTCTCTAGCTTACTCCGAAACTTTGTTGCCATCTCTATCTACCTCTATTACATTAGGTAAGTTCTCAACTTCAACTAAGTACCTCGGTCCATTAGCATATACAAATGTTCTAAGTCCATCCCAACATTCATACTTGTAAGCACAGTAGCTACATCCTACAGGCAACTTCATATTACCTGACTTGCCATCAGGCACAGGTTCGTAGCATCTCTTAGGTGGTTTGCTCAGCTTAACTATATTCTTAATAGCTTTGATACGCTCTACTATTGAGAAGAAGTTTAGCTTAGCCCAGTACCACTGAGATTCATCAGCCATATCATACTTAAGATACGTCAGGTGTCCGTTTGTCTTGTCCATAACTAACCAACCTACATCTGTTGTGTTCTCTGCGTGAGCATAGCCTTTGATTTGGTCCACATATCCAAAGGGGTCATCATTAATTAGAGAACCGTCTTTGAATTTCTTGAACCCATATGGTGACGCTGACTTAACATCAGTAAGTACACCATCAATCTTACAGTCCATTGAACCTTTGATA